TCAAGCTGTATCTTAGCCTGATCAAGTTGTACTTTAGCTTGTGCTTGCATCTCTTTAATTTCTAATTCTTTCTGAGCCATCTGAACAATAGGGTCTTGCTGTTGTTCTTGTTGCTCTTGCTGTTGTTGTTCTTGCTGATTCTTATTCTTAAGTTGTTCAGCGGCAGGAGCAACTAGCCTAGATATTCTTAGCTCAATATCTTCTGGGAGAGACTCGCCTTCAGCAGGAAGCTCCATGCCTAGCTCTTTCTCAATTTGCTGTCGATAGCTAAACGCAAGATGATCTTGAATATGCGATGCCATAGCAGACTGCATTGCTTGAGCATTCGGACTATTTCCTGCAAGCTCTTGAATCTTAGGGTCTTCCATAAAGGCCATGTGCGTTTTAATGTGTGCCTCATGGTCTTGATAAATAAATGGCTTAACAGGCTCTCCTCTTAGGATGTTCATGTTTTCACTAACAGGGTCTGTTGGCTTCATGTCATCATCCCTTGGGATAATCTTATCTGCATCACGGATGTTTAAAACCTCAAGCATCTGCCTGTGAAGCAAAGGAAGATCATACATCTCTGGATTTTGTTGAGATAATTGCAATGCCGCCTGATATTGCATTATTCTTTGTGCCATAGTGCCTGAATTAGGGTCACTTACAGCAATAACGTCTACTCTACCGTCAAAATCTTCTCTTACTACAGCGTCTTCTTCGGACGAATATGGGTACTCTGAGGGGCCAAAATCGAACACAATCTTCGATAATAGGCGTAATTCCTTCCTCATAGAGGCATGTAATCGTGCCTGAACTGCACTCATAACCTTCATAGATCGCTCTAAGATGGCAAGTGTAGTCCCTACAGGAGCCTCTGAGTTCATGTCTGCCGCTTTTACGTCTGCGGCTGATGCGAATCTACGGCCTTCCTCTACAATGTCTCCCATAAGCTGATACAGGACGTTGCTTGGCTCTTTATAAGGCAAGAAACTAATATTATCTCGGATTGAACCTCCGGGAACGTCAACATCTCTAAATTCTCCCGGCATTATTGGCGTATCATCACCCTTAATCCGTAATCCTCTAGATTTTAAGCCTCCGGGAAGGTTACTTAGCGTTCCTGCATCAACTAATTGACGCAAAAGAGAGGTTGCAGACTTAGCAAGCCCACCAATCATGTGAATTAAGCCAAATCCGTAGAATCCAAGTCCGGGCATATACTGGTAATGGACAAAATGCTCGCGCTTCATGCGATTTTCGTCATCTTCGTAGTAGTTTCTGCGTATGGAAAGGATTTTTCGTGAGCTTAGTTCTATGCTGACAACATAAGGAAGCTGTATTCCGCTTTCCTCTCCGTCAATCATGTCTTCAAAGCCAACTAAATCAAGATCAACCTGTACTTCTAGTATCGTATGACGAGAATCGTTGTCATATCCTTGAGAGTTACCTGTTAACTCGTTATATTTATTCTCAATCTCATCTGAGTTATCACTAGGGTTGCCTAATTCAACATCTGAGTAGAACCCAGACACCTGTAGCTTCCTAATTTCATTGCTAGTTCGCTTCATGATGTGAGTTGCACGTTCACAAGTCACTAAGTCAGAAGCTCCATAGCTAACAACAAAGTCTTCAGCAGGTACAAACATGCTACAAGGGCGACCCATGTTCGGGTCAAAGTATACTTTCCTAAAGGCAGACCCTGCTAATGGCAAGGAAAACAATAATCTTTCAGTTTCTGCGCGATACTCAGTCATCTTCTCAGTGACTAAGTAGTTTAAATAATCTTGAACTCTGCTTGCTTGCTTCTCTTTCTCTTTATCTATAATGCCCACTATAGCCGTTTTAACTGGGCCACTTGCAGGGAATAGTTCTTGTATAGATTGTGACTGAAATTTTATAACAGCTTCGGTTAGGACTGGGTGGAATACGCCACACGCACCATCCCAAGGAGTTGTTCTGTCTTCATGCTTAAGACCAAGAAGAGATAAACCTTCTATGTAAGTCTTTTCCCAGTCTGATCGACTTTCTTTGTCTGACTTGAACGCACTAACAAGCTCGTTTGCTATTAAAGATAATTCTTTATCCTCAATATACTCTGCAAGATTGTCATCAAAGGGAACATCGCCCATAGGATCACTGCCTGACTCAAAGTCAAACACAATTCCACCGTCAGGTGTTTCAATCCCAACAGAATCAGGATTTACTATTTCAATCTCCAAAGCACCATCTGCTTCTTCGGCAGTTAGTTGATCTGGAGTGACTAGAGGCTTTTCAATTGCCACTTATCCGTTCTTCCCGAACTTCTGAGGTCTTGCCGCACCGCTTCCGCGAGCAACAGTAGTTTTTCCGCCTGCTTTGTAGGCTTTAACTTTGTTAGCCTCATGACCTGTTTCACCACCGCCCATATAGCCTTTTGGTTCTTTCTTCTTCATGCCTTTCATATTAAACTCCTGCTACTTGCCACACGGGTTGAAATACTTTTTCTGCTCCAGTATTTTCCACTGATCTTGACTCCCAAGCTAGTTCGCCTAGCTCTGAGATGTATACACTGTTCATATCGTCCTCAAGTGTAACATACCTAGATGTGGATAACTGAGGGTTCCTTATAAACCCTTTTTTGATAAACGCAGACTCTATTCGATCTTGTTGTTTGTTTTTTGCCATTTAATAATAATCCGCTCTTCTGTGACTATCTAAGGGCTTGTCTTCTTCATCTGACATCAACCTTAAGAATCCACCCTGCCTAAAGCGTAGAAGTGCCTGAGTGGACGAATCCACAAGGTCATCATGCTCTCCGTTAGGAAATGCCGCAAATTCCTCTACCACCTCCTCTGCAAAGCGTCTTTCAGGTCGCCATATAATTCCTGACGCAAACATGTCAGATATAGCGTTAACCCTAGATATCTTATCATTACCTCTAGAGGGGGTGTAATCAGAAACAGGTATTCCCATTGCTCTTAATTCAAAGATTAGTGGCGTACCTGCGGCTTTGGCTTCAATGATACAAGCATCAGGTTGCCAGTCAATATAGAACTCTTGTGCTTTCTTCTTAAGATCAGGAAACTCCAGACGCTCTTTAAAAGCATCTAGAAGTATTATATTAGCTACAGTCTGGCCTTCATCATCTGGTGCGTAAAATACGCCCCATGTAGTACACGCTGAGTAGTCAGCCCGTTGTGTCTTAAGGAATGCTGTATCCCAAGACTGTATTATAAAGTCGCAAGGGGGTGGGTTATCTCGCTCCCATATCTTCCACCAGTTGCGTTTAACAAGCGCACCCTCCTCTGAGGTAGGGTTTTGCTGATACTGTGCGTTCCACTTAGATGATGGAAGCTCTTCTCTTAGAGCAACCAATTCTTTCATGGGCCAGAACTCAGGCCATAGTGGTGTTTCTGAAGGCATGATGGCAGGAAATTCAATAACTTCCCAATTATCAGAACCTGTTCTTTGTGTTGAGGCTTTTATGATCTGCCCTGTTAAGTCTCGTTTATGCCATCGAGTCATAACAATAATAATAGCTCCTCCCGGTTGAAGTCGCTGTCGAGGGCCAGATGTGTACCATTCATAGGCTTTGTCAAAAACGGAGGGGTCACCCGATTGACCTTCTTGCTCGGAGTGCGGATCATCAATGATCAGAAGGTCAGCGCCTTTTCCTGTTACAGCACCACCAACACCGATAGCAAAATATTCACCACCTGCATTGGTACTCCATCGCCCTGCGGCTTTAGAGTCAGCCCTCAACCCGACCGAGGGGAAGAGAGATTTATAGTCTTCGCTGTCTACTAGGTTACGAACCTTTCGACCAAAACCTACTGATAATTCAGCAGTGTGAGCTGTTTGAATAACTTTCTTGTTTGGAAAATTACCTAAAAACCATGAAGGTAATAGATAAGATGCAAATTCTGATTTGGTGTGACGAGGCGGCATGTTAATAATTAACCGCTTCAAGTCACCACTGGCAACACGTTCAAACGCATTTGCCATAATCTTATGGTGTCTGCCTTCAATAAAAGCAGGCCAAACCATATTACAGAACCCCATAAAGCCTTTTCTTGCCTTTTCCTTGTTCTCTGCCTTTTCTAGCTCTTCTAATAGAGAAAGAACTTCTTTCTGTTGCTCTAAGGGCAGGTTAGGTATTTGCTTTAGTAGGTCTGGATCAACCTTATCCGTAACGGACATATGTACCCTTAATTATTTTTTCTTCTTTTTGGCAACAGCCTTTTTCTTGGCGGCAGGTTTTTTCTTTGGAACAAATGCTTCGTTAACATCAGGCGTGGAAGGATCATCTGCAACGTAATGACCAGTGCTATTTCTAGCTCTTTCCATCTCAACAGGTTTAACTTCATCGTCCTTTAGCTCTGAAAGCTTAGAATCAGCCTCATCTTTAGGCATTACAGAGAAATCAACGATATGAATAACACCTTCTTTATCTTCGTAACCTATTTGATAAACATCATCTCCGTTCTCAAACGTGCCGTTCTTGATAACCTTTAGCGTAGCCATACAAGTGTTCCTTATTTTTTTGCAGTTTTAGCCGCCTGCTTAAAGTTCTTTTTAGTGGGAGCGCCCTTAGTTCCGGGCTTACGCATTTTCTCGCCACTACCTGCGGCTATTCTTTTCTTCTTGGCATTTATATTATCGTACAAACTCATACAGCTCTCCTTACATCATTTGACAAGCTTTACCACCACGGGCCATACCATATCCGCGAGGCTTTCCTGCCTTTCCGCCTGCACTCATTCCGGGGGGTCTCATTGGAGCCGCTCTACCCATGTCCTTGCTTGCGTTTCTGTAGTCGTAGCTTTGCATGTTCTTACCGAAGTTAGGGCGGTTAGTCTCTTCATTAGCTAGGTTCTGGCGTCCACCCATCATTGCTTGACCACCCATATTCATTTTCTTGGTTGCTTTCTTCATTTCAGCTTCTCCTTTGAATTGTTTTTATTCGCACCCTTCTACAGGAAGATTCCTGCTTAGGACTCTACTTGTCTTAGGAATCTACTAGTCAAGAACAATACTAAACTAAGATGACATACTAAGAAGAAGGAATATAAACAGGAATATTCCTGATAGGAATCTCTAGATTTTACTGACTCTACGCTCTTGACAGAATAATGCAAGTGCTACGGGTAAAAAAAGCTTAATTTTTTTGTAAAAAATTTTTAGGTAATAAAAAAAGTGTTTTTCCTGTAAAAAAAAAGGTATTCGTTCGTGAAAATTATAGTAATTATTTGAGTGTAACACTATGTATATGGATATCAGGTACGCGCCTGCTATAAGGGGGGGTGGGTGATAGTAATCTAGCCCAGAAACTAGTGCAGTGAATCGCTCTCCGTGGGTTTATCTTGCTCTGTCTCCTGCTCCTGACTAGTACCAAGTAATGATTCCAGTCTACGCTCCAGTTCCATTGCTACGCTATCGCTGTCTCTATCTATTGTCACTGTCTCTGTCACTTCTTTGAACATGCCCACGGATTTGCCTAGTAGCTCTGCCGCCCTAAGCTTATTAGAATCAGTTGGCTCTGCATTATCTATCCATGCCCTAAGCTTCTCTAGAACTCTGTCTCTGTCCGAGAGGCCTGAGGCTAGTAATGCCCTCTCCTTTACAGCTATAAGCCTCTCAACCGTCACGGTGATGTCAGGGTGAGCCATCAGCTTACTCGCCTCATTCCTAATCACTGCACCGCTCATGTTGTCCGCATCATATGCCTCACGATATGCCGCACTCTGAGTCATCCCATCAGCCATGCATCGAGCGAACGCTCTTTGCTTTCCAGTCAGTTTTAATGCCGCCATGATTTACTAATTCCAATGATAAAAACGTCAGTATATTCCTTTAGTGTTGCGGCTTAAATGGTGATCCATAAGTGTGAAGTGAACAGTGGAGAGTGTGCCTATAATGCGTTCTAAGCGTGGCTACCAATATGGTCTTTGTGCTATCTGTAAACAGTTAAACGCAGGGAGACGCAAATTCGCCCTTTGAAAATCAATGACTTACAGCGATAAGCTCGAAAATTCCCAGAATAAACATCAACGATTACAGTGACTTAGAGCCATTAGTTAATGTACGCCCCTTTTAAATAAAGGCCTAATTAACCCTGATTAAATTAATTGTAATTAATATTGAACTTATTAAGAACAGTGTTGCCTGAGTAATAAGCGCCACGGAATGGCGCAACCGAAAGCCATAGGCGAGTAGGTGACAGGACAGCGAAAGCCATAGGCGAGTAGGGAGTCAACAACCAGATAGCAGAAGGCCGACCGATACCAAGACAGGCCGAGTGAACCTGATAAGAATCAGACCGACTCACTCACTAGGAATAAACCTAGATCAACTATCTAGAGCTTGTAGTCATAAGCCTACCTATAGAGGTCGGTTTATCAATACGAACTCAAATCAAATCAAGGGACACATATGACATTCACTATTCAGAAGCATGTCGGGAGACTGGCTAACAGGTATCCACCTTTAATGCTTGGGTGGTACGCATTTATTATTTTTTCAACCTATTACATCACCAACCTATGAGGGACACATCATGAATTCAGCGCACCTAGATTATAAAGTAGAGCAGGAGCTTGGCGAGAGGTTTTATAGGGTCAACTCAGACTCAGACGGTAACCCTAGATATGTCATCCACTGGACAGCTTTTGGTAGCTATGCCGAAGGGTACGAGACAGCATTAAAACGTGCCAAGAAACTATGTTTCAAGGTCTACAAGGCAAGGGCATTCGGTGGTGGTTTTGTAATCAGTAGCTACAATCTAGAATCAACCGCTAGTGAGATAATCCATTTAAAAAGAGAGGTGACAGCATGAAATCTACAATTGTTCACAATACTATTTCAGTTGAGCATTTTAAGAGTGCTTTTAGTGATAATAACTACTGCCTGTATTGGCAAGACAATGACGGCAATAATTCAGCTTTTATTTGTAGCGTTTACGGATATGAAAATGCTCGTCGTGTCGCTGAAGGTATAGGCCACGAACAAGCGGAATTTATTAAATTCGGAGTGACAGCATGATTGATTACAGCGCGAAATCGGGGTATCGAATGCTATTCGAGGATATCAGGATAGGCCGAAAATTTGAGAGAAACGGCAACCTCTGGATCAAAAAATCAACACGAACGGCAAGCATAATTTACCCTGCCGAATACTCTGGACGATGGTTTTATTTTAAGAACCATGATCTTGTAACTATTGGAATAGACGTTGCTGAGTTAAATCTTGTCTGGAGAAAACCTTACAACGTGCCTGTTGATACGTCGATAAACGATGAAATATTTCAAGCTAATGCTGAAATTCAAAAGCATGTAAGTAAAATTCTAGCTGAATGAGTGCCAGATTGTTACTGGCCGAAACGCGCGGAGGTGCGCGTCCTAGAAAACTAATTAAAATTAAATGGAATAAAAACCATTCTTTGTTGTCTAGTACATAGGCGACTTATTTTTTACTAACCAAGGGACACATTCATGGAACTAATTAACCAAGATCAATCGAATCTAAACAGCAGAGCATGCAATGCTTTTATGTTGCTGACTGTCAGCGTGTCTGTCTACGATGGCATAGCTAAACTCAGCGAGGCGGCAGAACGTGCAGAGCGAGAGGCAGGGGCTGATGACACTGGGGCGCGAATGTATATAAATGCATTAGGCGCTCATCATGGTGAGCTTAAAACCGTCATGGGTAAGTTCAAAAAAGTTCGCACCTATTTATATCTGGCCACACTGTCATTCTCTCAGGCTGAGGAAGGCATGCAGAAGCGCGGCAAGCGTATAGCGCCAGTGGTTCGAGTACCTGAGATTCTAAACCATCTAGCCATACTCAAGACAGAGGCATATGCCGCCTTGGATGATCTGCTACCGCAATGGGATCATCTGTGCAACATTGCTCAGTCAAGGTCAGGTCGATTCGGTGACGAAGTAAAATATCCAAGCGCCTATGAGGTACGCGAAAAATTCAAGATATGCGTATCAATTCCTGAGTGTATCAACCCGATTGACATGGCTCGATTCGGGTCATTGCCTGCGTCACTAGCAAACGATATTGCCAAGGCATCAAACGACCAACTAACAAACCAATTGGA